AACACCCCTAGTAACGAGCCCAAAAAGAGTGATAAGTTAGGGTTGAAGTAGTAGTAGTATGTATGATTAATAAATAATATATAGTATATAGGATTATTAAAAGTGTTTTTTTGGGGTAAAAAACCGTGTCCTTCTTATACTACTTTTTATAATTCTTATTATACAAAGTAAAAACCAGTATTATGGAAGTGTGTCAGGCATACCGATTAAACCATTTATTATACATACATCATATTAAGTAGTATTCCTCAATCCTGTATCATGGTAAAAGATATGGAAGAGCAGCTGAAGCTCGCTAAACGGAATAAGCAAGAGACCAGGGGACGGAAACCACTTCGTACACCTGGAGGGCAACGTATCAGGAAAGTTGTATGTAATATGACTATTCCTCAGAACCTCTATGATTTTTTAATAGAGAATGAGATCTCCAGGTCTAAACTATTTACGGAGATGGCTAGGGAATTATACAAAGGAATAGTCAATCCGTGTTGTTTCAAGAAAGGCACAAAGGAGACGCTCCATGGTGTGTACTGTATTCACTGTTCGGATTCTCCATACCGGTTCACCTGGTTAAGTCTAAAGTCTTGTGGATGCGGACACCAGTTCACAGTCCAGAACAGAACCAATGAGGCACATTATGGCGAGGTCGGATGCTATCGGGTGGACTGTGCAGCAGATGAAAAAGAAGAAGAAGCCTTCTACCACATGGACAAACAATGAATAATTACTATTGTCAGTGTTGCGATTATCCAGTCCATAGGCGCGGCTGTAAAGGATGTATTCATGACCTGTAATAATAGAGGAGGGGGGCGTTGTATTCGCTGTGAGGCATGGACCCGTTCATATATTGGAGTCAGAACAGCAGAGGGTCGGGTACTCTGTAAACATTGCTCGAAAGTTATGGATAGTGTGTACAATAAGTAGGTCGTCTATTAATTAGAAAAGGGCCGTCCCTTTATTTTAAGTAGCTACTCATATGTGAGTATAGCGGGCGCCTTCGATGGCCGCCCCACATGGAGAATAAATAATGGTAGCAAGACGTAAAGTTAGGAGATCACGAAGAAAACGCAGTTTTAGTATAAATCTTTTGGAAACCGGAGCTGGGCTTGCTTTCCTGGATGCAGCAAACGCAGGTACAGCCGTTAAACAAGCAATCGGACCCGAAGGTCCAGCTGCGGCATTAACCACGTTAACCACGGCATTCAAAACAAACAAGCAACAATTCATAAAAATTGGAGTCGGCACCCTGGCGGCAAAGCTGGTCATAGCCAGTTTCGGCGGTAGCAAGGTATTAGGTTCAATCGGTCCTCTGAAATTAAGGAGCTGAAACAATGGCCCTAGCAATCACAAGAAGCGTAACACAAAGCACAACCTCGGCTGGAACTTTCCAAGCTTTATCGGCACTCGGAGCCGCTACAGTCTCAAGTTCTTTTACCGTTCCGACGAACGTAAGTTCAGTAAAAAATATCACAGTTTCATTTTCTGTAGATGCAATAGAAGAATTTTGTGGATTAGTGAAATTAACTGGAAATTCGATGCGCGACGGCGATGCTGTCTTTAATTGTGGCGGACTATCTGCCATGCCATCATCTGTTGGTTCAACCATGATGTACATCAGTATTGATACTGACCTGGCTGTGCAGCCTGGAAATTCTATTTCCTACGAGATCGCAACCACCAGCGCCGCAACTATTGATTGTGTAGTTACCTGTCAATTCGCTTAGGAGTCTAATGGCTCTAGCTGGCGCTGGAAATGTAACTGGTGGAAGTAATCCCGCTGGGATTGGCACCAGTCTAAATTATGCGGGTAATTTGGTATATGCATATAGTGGTGCAAAAAATGGTACCGCTTCTTATGTATCTTACCTGAACTTTTCAACTGGTAACGAATTAATCTTAGCAAAGGTAAATTTTAATGGAGCCCCGAGTCCTGATGATCCTTCTACAGGTGGGGAGTCAATTTGTAGAATTACTTTGGACGGTCAAGTTGTATCATACATGAAAACCAGTACCAACAGCCCTGATTCAACAGGGAGCGTACAACAAAATACCCTGGTAATTCCCCCATTTACAAAAGTGGAAATAGATGTGAGAACCCTAGCTAACGCAGCATTCCAGGGAACCGTAGTGTTTACGGGAGTTATCCAATAATGCCTAAAAAGAAACTAACTAAAGCCCAGGTAAAGCGAATCATTAAGTCTCAATGCACTGGTTTCTATAATCTAATGATAGATAAGATGGGATACCCAGACAGTCATGTAGGAATGAGCATTAACAAGCTGTTAGAAACTCATAAGGCATGTACTGCACTTCTAAAAAGGATGAAATGAATGCCCTATGTACTGATTCCTGAAGGTTCGGAACTAAAGAAGGTTACGAAGCTACAAAAGGGAGCTGTGGACGCCTACAATCGACATGAAAATATCAAAGCGTTATTGTCCAATGAGAAAGTCCCGTCTCTTATTGCTGGTGGTGTTCTTCTAGCATCAATCCCAACAATCTTAAGACTTATATTTGAGGCTCTTAAAAAACAGGATGTTGATGTTGATACATCCGTAATTGATTATTTAACATTTCAAAAAGATTTACTTGAGGGATTTTTTGAGTTGACTGGAGCTGGTAAATTTGCTGGTGATCCTTTCGAGGGAGAGGCTAAAGATTTCTGGGATAAGTACGTTAAAAAATGAATATTGGAGCATTGATTGTATTGGTTAAACTTTTTCAGGATGCAGTGGGGGTTTCCATTATCGGCCCCCCTGCTCCCAATGATAAAGAGATCCCGACAGCCGTAGCTTTGAAACCTATATGCGGATTGGGACTTTATGCCTACCAGCACCCAATCGGACCAAATAAAGGTCGGTGGTCTTGTTTAGTAATACCTAAAGGCAGGTAGACATGGAGATTACAGCCATCGAATTGATAGGACTTGCCGTTTTCTGGACTTTCTTCTATTTCTTTCTAAGTCATTACATTGCAGGATTATCAAAGGATGCCTGGGTAGAATATATCCAGGGCCCTGAGTCTGACGAAATGCTGCTTGAAGCTTTGGATCCGATTGTAAATGAAATAGACGAAAGGATGCATGAAAAACTGGAAGCTTTCCAATCTTCTTTTTTTGGTTCGCTTGGAGCGGCCAGTAAAAAATTAGACCAGGCAACAGGCCAAGCAACAATCAAGGCAGTGACAAAGGATAACCCAATACTCGGATTCGTGGCCGAGTACCTTATGAAAAGAGGTGGATTAGGGGGTCTAGTAGGCCCAGAAAGCCAGAACACCCCTAGTAACGAGCCCAAAAAGAGTGATAAGTTAGGGTTGAAGTAGTAGTAGTATGTATGATTAATAAATAATATATAGTATATAGGATTATTAAAAGTGTTTTTTTGGGGTAAAAAACCGTGTCCTTCTTATACTACT